AGTGTAACCATGCCTAAAAATAAGAAAGCAACAAAACCATAGATAATTGAAGAGATATAATCTAACATTAGTTTAAAAGGTATTTGCATAAAATTATGTTTGTTTTGTGGGAGTGTTTCATTTTAAGATAAATCAAGCCTTGTTCCATTTCCATTTTTAGTAATTTTGATTGCTTCTATTTCTGCGACTATTGTTGAGTTATTAATAGCTTTTTTAATGCTTCTAAAATAAGTGCTATTGATAGCTAATCTATACAACACATGACCCTCTAAAGCCTTTGCTAATTTAATATCAAGTCTAACTTGTCCTTTGCGTAAAAAATTACCAGCACTATCTATAATATCACAAAAATAGTCTATAAACTCTTGCAACTTATCTGTATTGCTTTCAAGAGTTCTTAGTCTATTCTCAAAATTAGCGTTTTTAATATAGTTAATAATATCAACAATATTTCTGCCGTTGACTTGTCTAAATTGTAAATCCACTTGAAAACTTACGCCGCCTGCCTCTGTTTGCAAAACGCCGTCAATTACCTCATAAGCTGGAAAATCAGCGTCGTGATAATGGTCGTAATTACTTGAATCTAAATCATCTTTTATACCCTCAAGCTCTTGTAGTTTTTTTTCTTTAGCTTGTGCTAATTCCCAAGTGTCAATCAAAGGCTTCTCTTCAGCTTTTATGTTACCAGTCGCACGATCAATGCAATCTACCCAATCGCCTTTTCTGAAAAAATTACCTAGTGAGCCTTTAGCAATTTCGCCAGTTACTGTATTTCTTGAAATATCCATAGTTACTTAAAATTTAATTGAGTGGTCTATATAACCCCTTGTGTATAAACCTGTAAAAGTAGTTGGTGCGCCCGCTGTATATCCATGTTGAATTTGTGAATTAGTATCAGCCCATATTCTAAATTCTTTTTGCGTATTATTAACATTAGACTGCCCCATTTTCTGTAAGAAAATTTCATCACCTACCACATTTGATTTTATTAAAATATTTGAAGTGCCGCTACCCTCGAATACATCAACAAACATTATTGCCTCAACCTCTCTACCTAGTGGAGTGGATATAGTCTCGTTCGTCAATCCAGATGGCAATGTTGAAGTATTTAATATTTTTGAATCAAACCAAAATTGATTAAATTTTTGAGTAAATGCTAAAATATTACTTGATGAATCGGTTAATATTGCGACTCTATATTCATACTTAGTATAACCACTTGGAGCGTTAGCAGCAGTTATTGAAGTATCAAAGCCTGCATCATATGTTTGAGTTGTTGGATTGTATATTGCAAAGCAATGATACCAAGTATCAGCGGCTATTGATCCAGTAAATAAGCCTCCAGCATCATCGCCAGCCGCCCAAGCAGAATCAAGTTGTTTAGTTAATGCACTAGTTGCCGCCTGTCCGCTACCATCATTAAAATTCATAACACCAGCTCCAAAATCTATGTCGTGGTCAGCGTCGGTTGAGTTGTTGGTTATTGTTATTGGTTTAGGGAGTAGGGTTGCTCCTAGTGCTGTTGTGGTGGCTTGATTATTTGTTAAATTTATATAAGGTTTTTCGGGATTTAAAACAACAAAATCCGTTCCATCGTAAATTATTTTATAATATTGATCTTGTTGCAAATCTCCAGCTTCTAAATCTATTTTAGAACCTGCACCATCATATTTTTTAATATCTTTGGCAGCTATTGCACTAACATTGAGCGTTGAGGCTCCTGTATTGTCAGCATTAACTTTTAAATTAAATTCCATTCCTGTTGCATAGGCTGTAATGGAAGGGCTAGGGCTTGCCGTGTAGGTATCAGCAGAACCGCCAAGAGTTCCAAGAGTTCCAAAACTGTTATCTTGCACTTGCCCTAAAGCTATTGAGTCAGTTCTTGCTGAGCCGTTCGCTAGACCAGTTATTTTTTTAGAATTAAAAGGGATATTGGTTGTAATTGTTGTCTGTCCATCTTTTGTAATACAGCTAGAAAGTCCAGTTGCGAATCCGTCATCTTCTGTATCCATTCTTGAGGCTACAATGTTAATACCGTTGCCATCATCAGTCACCCAATTATAATTTCTTTGAAATGTTCCCGATCCGTTAAATCCTGCCATAATATATTTAATTAGTTGTTGTTTTGAGACCCTGTAATTGAGCCAATTACTCCACCCGTTCCCGATTGTGGAGGTTTTTTAGGTATAGAACCTTGTATCGCCTGTTTTAGCTCTGATTCTACAGTGATATTTTTAGCCTTTGCGCCGCCTTTTCTAACTAAACCAGTTGCCAACCTGCCAGCAGATCCGAAAATATTATCAATACTATTTAATAATTGATTAGCTGATCCAGTTGTTGAAGTATTAATACCGCCAAATTCTTTTGTTGTTGCTTTATTGGCAATTTGTGCAAAATTTTTAATTAGCTGCAACTCTTCTTGCGTGTAAAGATTGCTCATAGCTTCAGGTGAGTCTTTTATAGCCTTTGATAAATTTTTGCTAAATTTTGCACCAGAAAAAGAACTACCTTGTTGATCTCCAATTAATCTTAAGAAGCCAGCTTGCTTTAACGCTCCAAACTCTTCATTTGGTAAAATTTGTTTTAGTTTCTTAATATCACTGGCAACCCCTTTTTTAGTGATATTGTTTTTTGAAAAAATATAATTTATCGCATCATCTGCATCAACTTTTAAGGATCTATCCCCAAATCCTTTTATCTCAACTAAACTTGCTATTGTGTCTTTATCTTCAAATGTTTTTTTGAAATTAGCAGATAAAGCCCTAGCTCTTTTTATTTCATCAACCGCTTTAGGATTCCCAGCTAATAAACCTCCCTCTATGTAATCATCAATAGTTCCATCTATTTCATTCTTAATAATTTTTCCAGCCCTTCTTATGCGCATATCGTTTGAGCCTATTATTTCAGCATTAACCCTTTTTCTTAGTCTCTCAATGTTTGAGAATTTAGGCTTTGCAGTTTTCAAAGAATCAATAACAGATTGCTCCTTATCTAATTGATTTAAAAATCTAACAACTTCGGGATTAGCTTCTATATCAACCCCATTTTTAAATAAAGATCTAATGGAGTTTTCTTTTATAGTTTTAAATGAATCTTTTGGTAGAATAGCTTTTAAATTACTTGCAGAGTTATAAGCATCACTAACCGCCTGACCTTTTACTTGTTTTAACTCATTAAGTTTATTTTGAATAATAGCCCCAGCCTCTGCGGGGGTTTCAACAGTTTTTTGCCCAAACTTAGACTTGATTAACTCAATATTATTTCCAATTGCTTCTTGTTGTTTTTTTCTAAAACCACTAATAAGCTGCCTAGCATCTTCGCCAAAAGCTCCTTTTTCAGCTTCTGACTCTATTAATTGCATTCTAGGGTTTCTAGTTATATCGCCAGTTGATAAAGGTATTTCTTGAGGCAATGTTTGAGTTTTAGCTATTACAGCCCTTTGTTCTGGACTAGCTCCAGTTTCGCTTACAATTTTTTTGATGGTATCCTCAGTCAAATCATCAGCATTGATACCCTCAAGGATCAAGTCGCCTTTTTCTTTGTTACTTAACTTATTGCCAGCTATTATTTTTTTAGCTGCTTTGCCTAATTTTGCTATTGCGGGAAGAGCTAATTCGCCAGCTGTTGCAAAACCACCAACTATTAAAGCATTCCCCAAGTCAACTGGTTCATTAGATCCTAAATTCTGAGCAATAGGCTTTGTTAATAATTCTGTTCCTACAGCCGCCGACCCTTGCCCAATTGCCTTAGTTGCAAGGCTAGCACCTTTAGTTAACACTGAGGCTGCTCTTGAAGCTGGTAAAAATCTAGCAATTTCTGAACCTATATCCAAAAAATCTCTTGGAGATAGCCCAGACCTATTTAATGCAAAATCTTTTCCGCCTACATTAGCAATAATATTATCAAATTTATCTCTTTTAAATTGTGCGTATGGTATTGCCTGTTTTATAATAGATACCCTCCCTTCTTGGCTAGGTTCTAAAACAAAGCCAAATGCGATTTTATTAATTACATTTTGACCGCCAACATCTTCACTTTTTAAACTTTGAATCTCGGGTAAATCAAATTCATTTTGCCCTGCAACTGCTTTTTTTACAGCACCAAAAGCATTTTTAAGAAAGCCTTGATTTTGTTGTTGCTCGGGTTGCCCTAGCCCTTCAAATTCCTCAATACTTAAACCTTGAGTTTGCGGCTTGACTTTAGCTTGTAAATTTTCAAATTCCTCTATTGTTAAACTAGTCATTAGTTTGCTATAAATTTAACACCATCAAACTCAAATATTTGATTGTTTTTTATATATGTTTTTCCTTTGCGTAGCTTAGAAACATTTAATTTGCCGCTTGGCAAAATTGGAGGCTCTATCGCTCTTGGAGCTTGTTTTATTGGGTTGTTTAAATCATATTCTCTAATTGCCCTAGATATTTTTCTTTCTTGTCCTTGCTCTCTTAAATCTTCAACTATTCTAGCGTGTGCTAGTTTCTTATTAGCTATTTGTCTAGTTAAAGATATTAAATCAAAGTTAGCTTGTTTTGACTTACCTAAACCCGCAACTGTTGCCTCAATAATTTTAGCATCTCTATCTGTAGGATTAACGCCTAGCTGCTTAACTAATGGCACAGATAGTTGTTTACTTGCTGCGTTTATTTTTTCTAAAGAAGCCGTTTCATCTAAATTAATATCTAATCCTAATTGATTCCCTAGATTATTAACAAAAATCTTAGTTGTATCAAGAACACCAGTATTTCCAACATTCTGTAAATTTTCTTCAATAGTTTGTAGGTTAGTTAATACACCCGTTGCATTGTCTGCGTCAGTTCTAATTTTATCTATTCTCGCAGCAGTTCCTGAGCCTAAACCTTCTTCTAGTTTTTTCCTAAATGCTGGCTCTTCACCACCTACATTGACAGATACCTTTGCCCCTTTATCAAAAGGTTTTAAAGGTTCGCCGCTTTGAGTCATTAAAGGCTGCACCTCGCCTGTTGCTTCATTTATTCTAACTACACCTTGAGCTGTATCTCTAGTTGAAAATTTAGGCTTTGCAAACTGGCTGTCAATTTGTGAGCTAGCTTGTTTTAAAATCAAAGCTTGCCTAGTCTCTGGTGATAATTGACTTGCTAAACCTGCAAATTGTGGTAAAGCTTTGCCAAATGCGGCTTGCTCTTGCTTGTCTTGTTCTACTAATTTATCTCTTGCTCTTTTTTCAGCAAAAGCACCAATAGCAGCTGTTCCAAGTTGAGCAGCCAAAACGCCATAACCGCCTCTAGGATCGAAACCTTGACCACTTGCAGCCCTTTGTTGTATTTGCCCTGCGTTAGCTAGAGCTTGTTGTAAAATTTTCCTATCAACCGCCATTATTGAATTCTTTTAAAATTGACATCAAGTTTAGAATAATCGACCATATAATAACCGCTTTTATCAAAAATTAAGGCTTCTGGTTTAATATCAATTAAATCTTGAGCCATTACACCCTCAAAGCGACCTTCTCCATAATCTTTGTTGATATAATCAAAATGATATATTGGCAGCCCTTTATTGGAATAGTCTACTAATTCTATATTTTCTTTTAGCCTAATATCAGAAAGAGCAGCAGCCATGCCAGCAGATATTCCAGCACTTCCTAAGCTACCTAAAGCCCCGATCATCGCATTTCTGCTATTTGCCGATCTTTGCATTCTTGCTTGGTCTCCTTGAAAAGCCCTATTTAATCCTGCTTGCTCTGCCCCAAATAAATCTAAACCGCTTCTTTGCGCTCCAAAATCGCCAAAACCAACACCCCCGACTTGTTGTTGTCCAAGTAAAGAAGATATTTCATTAAATCTTGCTGCTCTTTGAGCCTCTGCGGTTTGCACAGAATTAAAAGATAGTTCTTGTAATTGTCTGCCTTGCGACTCCTCTAACCTGTTCAATTCCTTATTAAAAGCCTCACTTCCTCTTGGTATTCCTTGATCTGCTAATTGTTGCTCTAATCGCTCCCTGTCTTGTTGAAATTGCGGGGCTAGCAACTCCCTGCCTTGCTCAAATCTAGCCGAGGGGTCTGTTGATGGTAATTCACCGCCTAATTGACCACTTAAACCAGCGGCTAGGGCTTCTTGCCTTAGTCTTTGATCTTTTGTAAAATCAGACTCTTCAAGTCTGATTGTGTTTGTTAGTGGATCAAATTTTTGACTACCTAAAGCAGTTTCAATATTGGGATTATTAAGAAGTAAGTCTTTTTGCTGCTCTGTCGATAAATTTCTAAATAAGTTAGCTGTTGTTATTTGCTCTCTAGTTAAATTAGATAATCCTTGAGCTGCCCTTGATCTATTAAATGAATCAATAGATGATTCAGTGAAACCTAAAGGATCAAATCCTATTGGACTAATGCCTATAGATGCTAATTGGTCTCCTCCGGGTAATGAAGATACAACACCACCTACAGCCTTTTTAAGACTACTACCAAATCCCATATGAATTACAAAATATTATTAATATTAACACTATAATCAGTTCTATACCAGTCTAATTGTTGACCACTTAAACTAACTTTAATTCTCATTCCTATCGCTACACCTTCGCCACTTCCTATTACAAGCTCGTTTCTTATTCTATTTGCCGGCGACCAAGGCGAACCCCAAGGAGAACCCCAAGGGGTGCCACTTGATACCGATGATACATCTTGAGTAACTTTGTTTTGTCCATAATCAAAGCTTGTTGTTGTATTTAAAGCAACATTGCCATCTACGCTAATTACATTTCTGTAAGAATTAATAACCTTTTCTTGCGGCGTTCCTAAGTCGCTATAAGCAGCTTGAACATCACAGACAATGAATTCTCCATTATCGCTTAAACCGTCATCAGCTTTCATAATTTTAGTTGACTCGCCAAAATATAAGCTATCATTGTATAAGCCCCAAGTCCTGGCATTCATGCCTGAAAATTTGGTTGCTGCTCCTGTTACTGTGTTTATGACATATTGATTATAAGTAGTATTTGTTGCAACTGGCACATTAAATAAAAGCCAGCCACCAATAGAAGCCTTTGGATATGTTGCTATTTCCCAACCATAATTTGATTGATAAGCGTTAATATCATCAATAGCCGCTCCACTTAATTTAGTGTCATTTATCTTATTACCGCCAGCTTGAAAAACTTGCGAAAAAAAGATAAAATCTTGAGTTGTGATAATGGCTACATCTCCGCCTACTTTTGCGATTCCTCTAACTGAAAGAGGTGAGCCAATTTTAAATATACCTACCAAAGACCAATTAGTGGCGTCTCCTGGATCAGAACCATGATATAAAACACAAACCCCACTACTCATAACAAACAAAGCGTAGTCATCAACACCATCGCCGCCATCGTGATTCCAGGTAGCCATAGCAATTAGATTACCACCAGATGCAGCAACTCTTGATAAAGGGAATTTAGTAAAAGTGCCACCAATCGCATTTGTTGCACCATACCAAAAATCTTGACTATCTGTACTCCAAGCATACACTCTATTTTTATGAATATTAACACCATCTAATTCTGTAACAGTTAAACCACTTCCGCTAATTGTGGAATTGCTTAAGGTTGAGCCATCGTAAACTTGTGGAGTATCAGCACCATTAACTAATAGCATATTGCCATTGAAATTGGCAGTCTGCCACCTTGCATTAGTAAAGCCATTGCCTAGATTACTTATGCTTAATGGGTTTGTAACATCGTTTATTTCATCAGAATTAGCACAAATAAACTTCCTTATTGATCCTGCGTTAAATTCTGCTAAAGTTTCGACATTACCAGTTAATCCAGTTGCGTATTCAGTAAATCCTTTTCTTGTCGTTACCTTGCCTTGACTTGGAAACCAATTTACCATAATAGGGGCGTCGGTTGCTTCCATAGCACTTTCAGCATCTCTAGTATTTAAGCCGCCAAAAGGACTTGAGACATTAGCTCTTTGAGCTTGCCCCGATCGCTCCCTTTCTATACCTAAATATTGTCTTTGTGTAAATACAGTCATTATGGCGTTATTCTACTAGGTAATCTTATTATTTCAGTATTATAGCCACTAAAGCTATTGTGATAAATTGTTTCTTTACTAGAGTTAGCCGATATCCTTTCAGCCAAAGCCAAGTCTCTTTCTCTTTGCTTCTCAGCGTAAGGCCTACCTTGCATATTTAACAATCGCCAAGTTGCATCTAATCTTACAATATAATCATCAATATTAGGCGTATCATCATCAGCCAGCCAGTCAGTTTGCCCACTACCTCCCGAGCTATCCACAACATAACTTGAAATATATTCAAATATATAATTATCAGTTGCTGTTGGAGTCGGGTAAATAAGGATCTCATTATTTCTTATTCTATAGCGTTCTTCAATAGATCCGCTATTAACGTTGTTATTTAAAAACCGCCAATCTCTAGCGGTTGTAGTGCCTACCATCTCTCTATTAGAAGATGTATTCCAGAAGGTTCGATTTATGAAGCGATCAAAGTCAGTTGGTAAAGAATAATTGTTTTGAGACACAACCCCTGCAAAGGTATATTCTTTTTGTAATTCTTGCCACTCATAGGAGCGTGCAAGGTCTTTAATTGAGATTTTAAGGGCTTGTAACACCTGTTTTGCGCTATCTTGATTATTACCGATGATAGTTGTAGGTATTGAACTTGCCTTAGTCTCTTTTAAAATGTCTTGTGCAAGGGTTAAGAGTGTCATTATTCTTTATTTTCTGCGAAAGTTTCTGTATTTAAAGCTTCTACTATCGGCTTATTTTCTGATTTAACTCTTTTTTTTGGAGTTGGTTTTAAAGCTTCTTTTTTAGCTAAAAACTTGTCATAAGCTCTTTTAAATAATTCTTTTTCATCTCTAAAAATAACTTCTTTTTCTGGAGTGATAATTTTTCTTTCTTTAGTTGGTTGGCAATAATGAGTATTTCTATCGTTGCCACTAATTATATTAGTATATAAAACTATTTTCTTTGTGCCGTCTTTTAATTCCTTAAATTTTTCTTCAAAGAATATCTTGTTGCCGTTGTAATTTTCAGCTTCACTTTCTGTTAATTTAACTAAATCAGTCATAAAATTTTTTTATATTAATTAGAATTAGGGGGCTTTTTACACCCCCTAAATAAAAAGCTTAAGCAGCTTCGCCATTATCCACAAATGGATTAACGATATCAGCTTCAGCAAGCCCAGTTGATGGAGTATCAAGAGCAGAAGCAGTTTTGGCATAGCCTTTGACTCTATCGCCAGCAACAACCGCATCATCTAAAGAGCCAGCAGTTGCAGTTAAGTATAGAGAAGCGTTATCAGCTAAAGAGGCAAGCCCTTTAATAACAGCTTTACCTTTAACTTGATACCAGCCATATTGGCTAGCAACATTAGCAGACATAGCAACAGCAAGATAGCCAACATCATTAGCAGTTGCCAAAGAAGTTGAGAAGTCATCTTGATCTATCAAAGCAACACTACCAACAACGGTAGAAGCTACACCTTTTAAATAGATAAACTCACCAACACCATAGGCAGTTGAAGCCACATCTTTAGCCTCAACTCTAGTGCCTAGTGGTAGTTTTTGAGTTGTTGAAGTCTCATCTATCGCTTGAGGTATGATAGTTTGAGAAGTTGAAGCAAATTTAGACATAATGTAAAATATTTAAAATTAAAAAAACTAAGCAGTCATAACGCCGTGAACCTTAGAATTATCTATGGTCATATTACCAGTGAATGTAAGTGCTTTAACATCTACACCTTGATTTACTGGACGGTTTGAACCTGACACTGCAAAGAAATCCCCTAAATGTTTTAAGAATACATGTTTTGTATTAATAAAATAAATATGAGCTGCTGGACATTGCGGATCATATATGATAGTTGAAGATTTATATTTCAAATTATCAAAACCCAAAGCAGCAGTTTTTTCACTGGAGAATCTTTGGTTAGTTTGAAGTGAATCTTCATAATAGCCAAAATAAGTATCATCAGCAGATAATAAATCAGGTAATTCTCCTACTTGTGATTGACATCTTCTATAAAGAGTATTCATAGCAGATTGAATTTCAGAAGAGCTAGGAGTAACAGACTCAGCAGCAAAACTATAAAGTTGGTTTCTCCAGAAGCTGTAATTAGCACGATTAATGTTACCGACTGTTCCAGTTGTTGGATCGTCAGCAATTAAAAGTTGTAAACCGCCTATTTCTTGAGAAGATGAACCTGTACCGTCAGCATAGATAGCAGAACCCATCTCATTTTTCAATGAAGATTCTAAAACTTTCTTTTTAGCTTCCATTAGGCTAGCTATTCTTTCAGGTCCAGCATTTTGCAAGTTTTCAAGATCACTCATTGTCATTGTTCCTGTCAAAATCTTTTGAGAGAATTCAGCAGAACTTAGAACATCTTGCGGAGTTGTATTATAAGTGTCATACTCGCCTTGCCATTGAACAGTGCCATTTTCAGCATAACTGATTTTTTCTTGAAAGGATTTACCACCAGATTCTTTGATGATATTTCCGTTTTCTTTCATTTTAACAAGTAGAGGATGGTTACCAATAACATTATCGGTAATTTCCTTTCTATAGTTATCTAAAGTAGTAGTCGCTATTTGCGAGATATTAGGATTAGGCATTTTAAAAGTTTATTAATTATTATTAAAAATATAAAAATAAACTTAAAACTATCTACTAACTAACTATTAAAGAGCTTTTCAATGGCAATTCTATTTTTTTCTTTTGCACTCATTGAAGATGTTTCAACTCTATTACTTGATGAAGAATACTTTTTAAGATTTTTAGCTTTTTCAAGCTTTTTCTTTTTTTGTATTTCAACATTAAGCAATAATTCCCTTTCCCTTTCTTCTCTTAATTCATCATCTAACAAAATAGCTTTGTTATAAGCTTTTTCAAGAGTAAGTTCGGGATCAGCATCAGGCATTGTAAAGAAATATTGCATATTTTGCCTAACTCTTTCAAAATGAGGGTATTTTAAATCACCTCCATCATCTTTAGAATTAGCAAAATTATATATTTCCCTTTGAGCCTCAATTTGTTGTTTTTCTTGCTCTCCTTTAGTTAATCTTTGTAAAGTCGTTTCAAGTTCTTTAATCTTGTTCTTTTGACTTATCTCTTGATCTGTTAGATATTCATCATCTTCATCAACAGCAGTCTTGAAATCTAAATTAGCTTTTTTAGCTATATAATTTATTGCCTCTTTTGGATTGCTTTTATATAACTCAAGCAATTCTTGATTAGACGCGTATTCTTTTTTAAGTTGTCCATATTCAAGGCGTACTCTGTCTAAATCAGCACGGTTTTTATTCCCTGCATTAATAGCCTTCGCCCTAAGTTCTGGATCTTTTATTGATAAAATGAATTCCTTATGCTCTTTAGTATGACCAGAAAGCTGGCGTAAAAGCTTAAGTTCTTCTTCTTTATCAATATTATCTTCTTTGGCTTCTTCTTCATTTTCTTTATCATTTTGTTCGCCTTCATCAATATTATCTTCTTTTTCTTCGATATCTTTTTTAATATCTTCTTTTTCTTCAATGTTATTCTCTACAACTTCTTGATCTTCTTCTTTTTGATCTTCAAACAACGCTGCTATAGCCTTGTGATTTTCTTCTACACTCATAAAAAAAGTTTAAGTTAATATCTAAATATAAGCTATTTATATGGCCTTGTATATGTCAATAGCAAATTTAATTTTTAATTGCAATAAATAATATTGTTTCAAATTACACTAGCTAAATAACCTCTTATAGTGCCTGACATATCAGTATTAGCACCATCAGCAATAGCACTTAGCCTAATATCGGCATTGCAAGGTATTATCACATAGGGCTTAAATTGCTGCATTCTATTAGCTCCAGCGGAAGCCCCTATCACATCGACCTCTCTAAAAACCTTTCCTTTTTCCCTTACCTGGAACGCTACTTCTTTATTCATAATTTTAAAATTTAATTAAAGCATAAAACCATTTTCCTGATGTCGGGAAAATGGTCTATTTAATAAAACTTAGTTTTTCTGACTTAGCAAAATCAACAAAAGCCTCTGCAATTCCATCTTGTAATTCGCCTGCGTGATTGTGCAAATCGTGATTTATGATGAAGTGTCCAAATTGATCTATTTTTTTAGTACCATCTTCATTTTTAATAAAAACATAATCGCCTGAATTATCTTTTCCTGATTGTTCAGAAGTTGCAAAAAATATTGGGTAATCATCAACCTTAGGGCAAAGCTCATCATGCCATTTTTGCAAGAATAATACGCTGGTTTTAGTTCCTGTGTGTGGCTTAAATGTATTGCCGTGCAAACCAACAACCGCCAAGATTCTTGCCTTATCTGCCACATATTCTCTAATGTCTTTATCAGAAGTGTTGTTGAACCTTCCTTGTGGTAAAACCAACGCTAATCTTCCACCAGCCTTTACAAAATCTAAGTTTCTTTCAATAAATAAAACATCTCTACTTACTTTGCTTTTTGTTTTCTAGCAAGTTAAGCTGATTAAAATTACTGGGGATTTTAGGGAAAAGCGGGTCTTTATCATTAAAGCCAATTTTTAACAATTCACTTTTCCAGCTAATAATATTATCAAAAATATCTTGGGGTAATTGCATGAAATCGGCTTCTCTGCTTTTAGCAAATTTTGATTCAATATATTTGGGGTTAACATCAACAAAACATTTACCATCTTCTTGAATTAGGTTTTTTAGTTTAACGGTTCTTAGCTCGTTTATTCTTAAGGCGCAAAGGGCGTTTAGTGAGATTATGGCTTTGTTTCTTCTTTCAATCATTGTATTGCTTGGCATTTGGCGAATGGTTTTGATGATTTCTTCAAAGCTATATGATTTTTTATATTCTGTGGCTTTGGCTTTCCTTTTTTGGTTGTTGGTGATACTAAGATAATCAATATCATTATAATTGATCTTGCTTTTATAGCCTTTTTGCCTTTCTAGCCATGTTAAGAAGGTTTTTAGAGTCCTTAGGCAATCATTGATATAAGAAAGTGAATAATTGCAATCAAAGAGGTGATTAATGTATTTATCGGCCTTGCTGCTGTTGTAGGCTTCAAAATTGGCAAAATTATCAAAAAGCTCATATTCTCTTAAATACTTTATTTCATCGATAATGGTTTTGTCATCTTTCTTTATAGCTCGCTTAATGTGGATGCAATAATAATATTTAATGCGCTCATTTTTAGAGTTATATAGCTCTTTCTTTTCTTGTTTTGTCATGTGAATAAATCAAATTGTAATTGCTTATTTTTAGACTCTTTTTTGCTATCTTCGGCTTGGTTGAAAAAAGGAGTCTTTAAGGGGGGATTTTTGCAATCATATAGAAGTCCCATAAGGGTATAACCTCCAGTGTTATTGCCTACGGCTGTATTTCTATCAAATTTAAGTAGGTTTTTAGCTTTTTTATTGACTGAAACATCATGACCATATTGATTTTTTATTACTCTTATAGCTTGCTCTAAATCGGGATCAATACCGGATAAAACTTTTTCGTTATATGTAGCCATTATTTACCAATCTTTAATTACGCAGCCATTATCTTTGGCGTGCTGCAAATAGCTTCTTTTAGTATAAAAAGGCTCGCCAGTAATAGGGCTTTTAATATCGCCATATTTTCTTATCTGACTATTAATACTTAAATCTTCTTTTGGAACTTTCCTTAGATTTTCAGCAGAAATATTGCCAATCTCTACCCATTCATTTTTCTTAGTCTCTCTATTATAAACTATCCTCAATGTTGTCATATTAACCCCCAGTGTTTTTAATCGCTTGACCTGCATTTTGTACGGCTTCTTGTCCTATCTCAAATGCTGATTTATTAGCTTGTAATACTAATTCTTTTTGCCTGTCAGCAGCTTTGTTGGCATCTTCAAAATCAATCTTATCTTCAAATTGTATTTGTCCTTGTTTAACCTTAGCTTTTTCAATATCTACTTTTTGCTGTTCAATATTAGCTTTTAACTGGAACTCTTGCACTTTTAACTGGAACTCTTGATCTTTGCGTGCATTTTCAGCTTGTGCCAGCATTTCCTCTGCTGTTGGTTGCTCCTGTTCTTCTTCTTCAGGTTTAGCAAGCAATAACTCTTCTAAATTTCTACCAACCTTGAAAGGTCTAGACATAAACTCTAAAAAGCCATTGAAAGCTTCGGGCTGTATAATACCAGCTTGCACCAAGGGCAAGAATTGTCCAGAAAAATTGCTAATTGCTGCTATAAACTCTATTCTGTCTTGCTTAACTTTGTTTTGATCTACCATCACAGTTGAGTCAGTCTCAATGTTGATTGCAAAAGTTCTTAGTTTATCATTTTTAATCAACTCATCAACTTCTTGCAATTCTTCCGGAGTTACTGCATAACCTTTTAAGTCAGCTTTGGGTTTAGCTAGAGTCTTTTTTAATCCTGCTTTTTGTTGAGCTTCAAGCTGTGCGATTTGATCCTGTGCTATTTGCGGATCTTGGCTGACTTGCTGCACAGCTTCTTGAAGTAAATCATTTTGTTTTTTCCTTGACTGCTCTTCAATCAAAGCAATATCAACTATTTTTAAATTAGTCATCTTGGCAAGTTCTGCGATGTCGTAATTTTCAACTAATAGTTCACCTTCAAGCTCTATGACATCTCTTATCATTAACTCCATTGCTTTTTGCAGTGGCTGTATTCTTGAGATAGCAAAATCACCCTTTAATCTTTGAGCTGTTGCCGTCTCACTCGCCACAGTAACACCCCTTACAATATCGCTTAAGCCTGTTATTTCTCTAATATTATTAATAACCCTAGCTTTTTGATCGTTTAACTGAGATATAGCATTAACAATCGGTATAATGTCTTTTGTGTAAATAGAGTCTTTAATATTTTGATTTGGTGAAATACCTTTTAAAGCATTAAATTCGCCATCATTGCCATTTAATAAATTTTTTAAGTTTTGGCTTTCAGAAATAGACGAATAAACCCCAGTATATTTGACTTGCTCAATCAAGGATTTAATCCTAGTATCAAGTTTATTTAATTCCTCCGCCTGCCCTTTATACATTCGATAAGAAGGTATTGGCAATACTGAATTGTTTGTTGAATCAGAGCCTATAGGGCGTGGAATTGGAAAAAACCCAGTTAGATTATAAGGGTCATTATCTATAGATAATAAAATGGGGTCGCCGCTTTCTAAGTTAGCAAACCATAATACTTTTTCGTTGGTTTTATCCCATATTTCTAAAACATCAGCAATGCCGATAATATCAGATAAATCTTGTAATTTATTACTATCAATTAAGCTAAGTCTTGAGCTATTAAAAGAAACTCTATCAGCTTTTTTCTTGCCAAACTGGTCTTTGATTTGATCTTTAGTCTTTTTATGAGAAAAAGAAACCCACCTTATATCGTCCCAGTTTTGCTCTGTTGAAGTTAAAAAGTCTCGCCAGTTGACATACTCAATGCCCACTTTCTTTGTTGAGTCATCAAAATCTTCTTCAATCTCGCCATTTTCATTTTGAATCTTGATTATTTCAGCTTCATCATAATAGACCCTAACTAAACCCCTGCCAGTTATCAGATAATCTTTTCTTGCTTTTGAAAAAGCTGTCTCTGCTTTGTCAACATCTAGGCAATACTCTAATGACCTTTCTAATAACTCACTAGCAATTCTTGACGGTTTATCATTATTAGCAAAGCGTCTTGTAACATTCGGGTTGGGTAGTTTAGAAAAAATAAGGGGAGCTAAAGTCTCAACATTGGAATAGAATATATTATATCTATTGCTTTGACCATCAACAATATTATTGTATTGATCTTCATAAATAGCTTCGTATTTATCAGCTTCATCAATCCATTTTTGATAGTAGGCTCTTGAGTTCTCAATTTCTTTTTTCCAAACTTCAATAAGCTTTAACTCGTTGCTAGTCTTTTTGTTATCTTGTAAATCTTTGTTATTCATAATATATCTTTTTTATCATAAACAACGCATCTACAAGCCTTGATATAATCCTTAATATTGCCTAATTTTAAAAAATCAATATTTTATTACTCATAATGATTAATATTTGGATCTTGCACTATATCAGAAGGATTAAAATTATCATACCAATGCTTGGCTTGATCTTCTATAGTCAAAGTCTTGTTTATTGTAACTGGTCTTGACATACAGATGTATCGGCAAGTGTCCATTAAATGGTCTTCCAGATTTGAGTCTAAATCTTCAGGCTTTGATTTATCATAAATCATCAAGGGTAATGTTCTAATAAGATTTTTGCAATTAGCAGTGAAATAAATTAGTGGCTGTTCATTTTCGCCAATTAATCTTGATCTTATTTGTTGCCAGCCAGCTACCCTTTTATTATCCGCCCTTTCATAATAACAACCATATTTTGCCATTTCCTCCGCTTGTGTCATTCCCATATTCTTCCGGCTTTCATCAAAGATTGCGGGGTCGGCCACTTGTTTATCCATAACCTCGCCATCTTGCATTTCCATCGTTGTTTGCGCTATTTGTGGCAATTCTATTTTTAAACCAATATTAGGCTTGCCAGTGCATCCATAATATTCTCTGTAAAATACTAAAGCACCTTTTGGCAATGCCCTTTTTACTCCATCAATTTCAACCAAACAACCATCACTAACTGCAGCCCATAAGGTAGCAAAGGGCTTCGAGTAGCCCCAATCAAAACCTCTAATCCTTGCCCAATAAGCAGGAATATTAAAAGGCTGTATTACATGCTTATTTTTGTCAAATCCTTCAAAATAAGCTCCCTCAATAGCATCCCAGTCGCCCTCTAACATAGCTCTTGCTAATGCACCACCTAATCCCAATAATTTATATTTATAAGTTGGGTCGTTCTCAGTCATTGTCGGATTATCGGCTAACTTAGCAGGGATAAATTGTCTAGTCATACCCCCTTCATCATCATCTGTTTTATAAATCTCGAAAGGATCTCTATTATCAATAAAAGTATTTTTAACAAATTCATGACCAACACCACCTGGATTTGACCCACAAACAATTCTCGGCAAAACGCCTACTTTATTATTTGATACATTTAACCCACCTAATCGAACCCTGCCCCGAAGAAATTTATAGATATATTCGCTAAAATGAGTCAACTCATCAATTAGCAATACATTTATCTCAACACCTTGATATTTTAACACATCTTTTTCGTGCTGGCAATGACACAAATTTATCTTTGATCCGTTCCAAAATGTGATTTGTCCTGTTTGATATGATATACTGCAAAGCTTCCGATCAAGCATTTCTGACAATATAGAGATAAAACCACTTGAGCCGTCCAGATGATTCTTTTTTAAATCATCGCTTAATCTTCTAAATAGAAAAACTTGGATTCTTGGGACATTGATTGCATAGTATAATGCAAGTGTTCGCATACAATGAGACTTGCCACCACCAGCAGCACCGCCATATAATATTTCAGTAGCTTCGCTTTGAAAGCAAGTTGACTGTCTCGGATGAAGATTGAAGTTCATTATCCTTATCTTGGATTATTCTAACTCTTTTAAGCAAAGAGATAATAGACTCTTTTTCTTTATTAATAGCAGTAAATTTAAACTCTTGAGCTATCAAATAAATATCTTTGGTATTATTTATTGCTGGTAATAGTGTGTTTGCTACAATAGTTTGATCTTTATTGACCAAATATAGCTTATAACATTTACAATCTATTTGATAGTTAATGTAAGACTTCCAGCCATTATCTTTTAAGTCAGAAACTTTAGATTTAAGACCATCAAGATTTACAGTAATAGAATTTAATTGTTTTTCAATCAAGCTAACTAGATGCATTTCTAGCCACATAATTCATCTAATTCTTTTTCTAAATTAGCAACTATTGCTCTAGCCTCATCAAGTGCTAAAATTTTTTCTTTTATCTTATCAGATAATTTATTAATTTTATCTTCTTCAATAGAATTTTTAGCTCTTTTAACTGCTTCTTGTGTATTTCTTGCATTATCTAATTGTATCATTTTTTCTTTTTGTTATTAATTATTATTCTTTTTCTTTGGTTAAATTAACATTCATGATGATAGGTTCTTTTGTCGTGGCATCTTCTTTTTTAGGATCACCAAACAAGCCTTGATTAGCCTTACCAGCAAGCCTTAGATGAAAATCTAACTCTAATCTTGCTAAATCAGATCTAAAGCCTTCATCTTGTGATTTTCTTGCTTCTCGCGTCTCATCCAAAACCTTCTGAGCCTCCGTAAAGTGGTGGATTCCCTTAGTTAATCTGGCTTTTTTGGAAAGTTCAAAGAATTGATCATGTTTATACAGCCAATTGTAATAAGTCTGCTCACTAATACCAACAACCACAACAGCTTTGTCAAGCGTCATATGGCTGAGTAACTCGGTTAATCGCTCGGCAATATCTTTATTGTATTTTGTTGGCTGACCTCCTGCCACTTTTAAAACTAATTAAATTAATAATAACAATAGAATTATGTAATAATATTTAATGTCAACTTAAATTTAAATTATAACTATAAAAATTATATTTCTTATTAAAATCATTTCTTGGATTATATAATTTTCTTTTATATAAATCTAATCTATACTTTAACCACCAACGCCAACTTTTAACGCTATTACACTCTTTATATTTCAATAAATAATGTCTCTTTGATTCTGCTAAATCTTTAACTAAAATCAATTTGCCATCTTTTTTTTTAACTGTAGTAAATCTTATTTTAATTGGTACCTTATTAAACTTAGGTTTTAAAACATCTAATTCTTTTTGCGATATATCGTTAGCTATTATATCCCAATAACTCATATTTATTTACTCCAGTAATACCCGGCTTGCCTTTTTGATCGCTCAATAGCATTTTTATCTATCAAGTTAATCAATCTTCTATAATTATCAGCAGTTTGACCAGTTAATTTTTGATTTTGAAATAATTCAATGATTGCTAATTCTTTTATTGTGTGTTTGATTTTCATATTTTTTTTGTTTATGTTGTTAATAAATCAAGTATATCATACTTTTTATATTATGTCAATAGTTTCTTACAACCGCTCTGCTAATGTTGTAAGGGCTTAGCTATCGCACGCTTAGGCACCGCCGGCACTCTTGCACAATTCTAGTGTAGCACCCCGCTAGCGCTTACCCCCAAACCCCCAAATTAAGGGAGCTTGTCAAGTACTTTTTTTCATTTATTTTTAAAAAGCAAGGGTTTTTTTTTGGTGGATTAAAAACCTAATCTATTTTTTCTACTTGATCTTGAGCGAATAAAAAGCATTTACAAAATTTATTAAATTTTAATTCTTCCTTTTGCCCTGCCTTATTTTCTATTTCTTTTTTGAAAGTTTTGGGAGCGCTAAAAAATAAATGTCCTTTTTGACCTTTTTTAACCATAAAGCCTTGCTTCTTCCAGTTTGTAAATGTGTTTAATTCTTGACCTTCCAAGTTATAGATTTTTTTGATAAAGTAGTTAAGCGGTTTTTCTATCGCCGCAAAG